TCCAATAACATCAATAAACAACCAAATGGGAAGAAAAATAATACTTAAAAAGGCACATAACCAATATGGTAAGGAACCTAACTCGTCTTCAAAAAACAAACCCCACAATGTATTTTCATGTTTGCCTCTTGTTATAATATGATCATAACCAGTTTCATTGCCCCAATAAATGCAAAGAAATCTCACAGTTGCACTTAGTGTGAGATGTATGAAAAACAAAGTGTAAAGATCGTATACCTCTGCAATGGCCCAAAACAATGAAGCAAAGGATAAAAATCCTACTACCAAATCAAACATTGCACCAAACTTAGTACAATTATCAGTTGCTCTTGCAAGCGCACCATCAACATGGTCTAACCATCGACCAAAACAAAAAGATGCAATACCTAGAACACTATATCCCTGCCAAACTAAAAATGCTCCAAGCAAAGGAAACACTAACGAAATAAAAGTTACAAGGTTAGGAGTGATCCAATTTATTTTTGATAGCGTTGGTATTGTTTTGAGAGCAAGTCTTTCGTCAAATTCAAAATAGTATCTAATGTTCATAATAATTATCCATTTCGGGAGAAAAGGTATAAAGAGTTTGAGTTTTATTTTTCGCTCTTTCCATACTCTCTTGTTTATATTGTTTTCTCATATCAAGGTATTTGCTGTTTATTGATAACACATCTACTATGCATTCTTCTCCAGTACAATATCTAGCTTTTTCACCGTGGTCTGATGAAAAATCTATCATGTTAAGTTTTTTATAATCGTGGCTTTTATCTAAAAATTCCCACCCAGATAGTTTTGGTCTAAGATGAAATCCTAATTCCTGATATATTATATTCTTAGCTTCATATATCTCTGGTATTTGTAGCTCTAACTCTTTTTGGTGTTTGTGTTTATAATATGTTGGGAGGTGTTTAGCATACAGTGTGAACATAATATTGTTGACGTATTTTTGGTGAACACCTCCAGAAAAAATGCCAGAACATAAACCATCTTTATTTTCAAAAACAAGATGACCATCGCCACTAACAGGAACTCTATCACTAAGGGTAGCATATTTTTCATAACACATGTATTGAATGAGGGTGCCTAGTCCTAATGAATTTCTAAAAAAATTCCATTCCAACAGTTTATCTTGCAAACCTCTTTTTGTTAATTCTACATCAATCACTTTTGGTTTGATTTGATACTTTTTAAAAAATGCCGACGCATATAACCATTCAAGTTCGTTCCAACTGTCTTCAAAAATAGTTTTAAAAAACACATACTCTACGTCTAAATTTGTTCTGGAAAATCCTAAAGCAGCAGCTTGAGAATCTATTCCACCAGAAACCATCATTGCAACATTGTCTCCAACACTATTGGCCTGTGCCTCTAAAGCACAAAGTAAATTTTTATGTGGTTCTGATAATTCTTTCTTTAATACTAAAACATCTTTATTATCATACTCAATCCAACCCTCACTGAAAGTAGTGACTCTTTTTTCATGATTGTTGACTCCAAAGCGAGGAAGTCTTTCATATGTGTCATTCACATTCTAAATCCTCAAATTCATACAATACAAAACGTCGAGTTTCACCCTCACCTTTTTGTTTTTTTATTTTTAGGGAGACTAATTCTTCAGCTTCCTTTCCTTCAAATCCCATTGCTTTTACAATAATATTTGGCCCACGTTCATATCTTGCAAATTCACTGTGATCATTGGATAAGTCTACCACTGATAAAGAACGATAGTCATTATCCATATCTAAAAATTCATAATTAGAAAGCTTTGGTCTAAGCTGTATTCCAAGTTCATGATATATCAAAATTTTACTTTCCATATTATTTAATATTTTAAGTTCTGGGGTTGTTCTATGTTTAAATTCAAAATACTGAAAAAGATATGGTGCGTAATAAGGCATTAAAATAATAGGTGCGCCCCATTTATTATATTCGTGACCTGTGTGTGCAGCTACATGATGTTGCGTTCCAAAAACAAGACCTGGCTTCTTAAATATTCCTCTATGAATATTACCTTCATTTTCATATCTGAAATGACCATCAGTGCCTACAGGGTATCCATCGTATTTTTTCATATACTTGTTCATTCCGGCACTTGTAAACACAGAACCAGAACCTTTACCATCTTCAAAATATTCAGATTCCATCATAAAATCTATTAGACTATCTTGCGTGTAATCCATATCAATTACTTTTAAATCAATGTCATGTTTTTTTGCAAATGCTTTTGTAAACTCCCACTCAACTTCACATATATGTCCGTTAAATGAATTTCTTATATGAACAAAGTCTGCACCAACATCTGCCCATTTAAATCCTAATGCTGCCGCATGAGAATCGACACCACCAGAAACAAATATTGCTGGTTTAAAATTTTCAGCAATAGCTTTGCATTGTCTAATTAGTGCATCTTGGTAAGTTGTTGGGTTATAATCTTTATAGGGATAATCTTTTATCAGCATCTCTGTAGTTGATAAATCATACATCAACCAATCATTATAAAACACTTATCACTTCTCCTTTAACATCTTCTGCAATTCAGCAGTACTCCCAATAAAGAGTGCATTTGTCACGCTCTTCGGTGCGTTGTTAGGCACCTCTTTTAGTCTTCTCATTTTCTCTTGTAAGTCACCAAGTTTTTCAGTAACCTCTGCAACCTGTTTAATAAGGTTTCCGGCAACTTCATATGCTCGTGGATGGTCCGATTCTTTGGCGAGTTCCAGTATTCCTTCCACTGCATCCGTTCCTCTTTCGACCAAATTGTAAAAGTTTTGTCGCTGGTATTCATAATCTCTCTCCACATGATCAGCATTAGCGTCACCCCAATCTTCTTGGGATGGCGGCATCACTTCTTGTTTTTTATTGTCAGTTGAAATTTCTTCTACTATACCTAATGCTTTATCAATTGTACTATTCATCTTCGCCTGTCACTGGATTAAAGGTTTTTGCATCACTAAAGAAAGATGATACTTCATTGAATCCAAAATCATCATCTGCATCAGCACTAATTGGGTCTGGTGTAACTGTGAGTCTTTGTTCTCTCTTTGGAGATTTATCTGGTAAATCAGCAAACTGATCAGCTTGAACAGTTCTAATAATATTACTGGAAGTAACAGGACCATACAAATAAAATTTACATGTAAAGTTCATTGTATATGTCAATGCTCTTCTTTGTTCAAAATCTCCCTCGTAACTATCCTCATAAGTTATACCATTTAAGATAATTGGGATATCTCTTTTGATACCCATGTCTGCCATATCATTAACAGTGATAGTATAGTCTGGTTGAAAGTAAGGAAGAATTTGTTCTACAATTTGTAGTGCATCATCTGATTGTTTTGCCAAAATATATAATACAACATCCAAGTTGTAAGGCACTGGCATAAACTGGGTATCAAGTGATCTTGTTTTATTTCCTGTATTGACTTTTTTAAATTTTTGTACTCGGTTTAATTTTCTGGTAGAATCATAGGAAAGGTTTTGAATTTCAAAACCAATTCGAGGTAAAGTTACAGCTACCTTACTTGATAAGTCAGCATCCGACCTAAGACGAACTAAAAATTTTTCTCTTGGGCCATAAGCAAGAGGAACTTTCATGGATTGAGTAATATTGCCAGAACTATCCTTACGAACCAATTGAATATTATTAAATGTCGTTCCAAACGCTACGATTATCTTTCGTATTGTTTCGTGATAAAATTGCTGCCCTAACATTATGAACTACTCCCTACGTCACCAAATGGATTTCTTTCTGAGAAATCTAACACAGAATCATCAGCGTCATCAAACAACTCATTTTGTGCTGAAGTATCCACATTACCATCATCAGCTGTGCTTCCATCACCTAATATATAGTCTTCCTGTAATAAGAATTCTTCTGTCTCTGAAAGAAGAACACCGGCAGATGTTGTCATATCACTTGTTTCTAGTGCGACTATTTCGTCACCATCTGTATCTTCAGCATTTTCATATACAATTCTACCAATTTCATTCTCTAAGAATAACGCATCAATTGAAGCAGAATCTTGTTCCATTGTAAATTGTAATGCAAGAGTATCAGTTGATAACCCATCTTCAATCGCATCAATCGCAGAAATGTCTGTATCCAATACTTCAGAACTATAATCAAAGAGGCGACAACGCATCTTGTAAACTGGATTATTATCTAACTGGAAATATGGCTCATCGTGGTCTACAAAATTAATTTGGAATAACTTTGATAGAATTGGATGAAATATTAAGTCTCCCTCTAATGGTCTATCAGAATCAGTCGCTGTTGCTTCTGAAATAATATATCCACTCTCAAAAGATGCTGAAGCTTCAACAGTGGCACTATCGAGAGTTCCATCTTCCAATAAGATAGAACCACTAAGTGTATCTGTGCCACTCTCTATTGTAATCTGTTTAGTCAACTCTTGAAATCTAGTTTTAGCAACAACGAATGTTGCTTCACTTAAATTCTGTAGACCAAACTGATTCATAAGTTCTTTTTCACCACCAAATCCAGCTTCACTATTTTCCATATACATTTCAATCTTTGCTTGAGTGTTGAATTTGGCAAGACCATCTGTTCCAAGAATCGTATCCTCATTTACGAGTGTTCGATCTAGATAGAAAACATCATGCCCATGTATCTGGATTGATTCAATAACCAAATCTCTATACAGATTTTGTTCTGTAGATATGGCTGCGACATTGCTTGTGTGAAACGCTGAATTGACTGCCATGAGTTATCCTATCATATAATCAAGTGGTAACTCGTAAGCTAGTTGAATTTGTTCTTCCAATCTAATGATTTCCTCTTGTGCTTGTTGAAATATTGTATCTCCATTCATTGTTACACCACCCAACATGGTAACACCAGAAAACTTACTAAGGTTTGCTCCCCATTGTCTTTTAATCAGTGCAGTGGCATATCTTTTCAAATAGATATCATCAAATACATCTGTATAAGATGTTGGGTCAAGTTTCCTGTAAGCCTCAATAACAACATAGTCTTGATCAGCAGTTACATCATTAGCCCAATCCATATCAATATACAAACGATTTTGGTGTTGATTAAATCTTATTGGTGTTTCTCCAACTAAGATATGTTCCAAGTAATCTAGATGTTTCATTGTCATGTCATAATGAATGACTGATTGTGAAGAAAAATCATACAAGTCATTCAATCTTAATTGATAACGAACATCAAACATATTACCATTTCCAGCTGTATTAGTAAAAGGAAAAACTTGAATAACAGATACCACTGTATCTGGAACAGGAATCCAGTTATTACCCTCTAACCAATCAGCAGTTACAGTGCTATCAATTTTATCTGTAGCAGTCGCAGTATCATTTGACCTTGCTCTTGTAACTTCAGCAGTTGTAATTAAATGCTTTAGATACATTTTCTCAACACCATCATAATGATATTGAGAAAAATATTGCAAAGCTTCATCTATACGATCATCTGCTTGATCATCAGACACATTAATATCAATAACACCAAATCCAAGATTTCTTAGACAGTATGATTTAAATGTAGCTTTTGTTGTTGGTACAGCCATTACTTATCTACCAATTGTTGCAAGAGATTTTTGATTTCATGCATCTCTGATTTTAAAGTATTTATCTCTCTGGTTGTGCTTCTAATTCTGTCTCGTTGTTCTTCTTCTTCTTGCTGTTTTGCTTGGGCACTCCTTGCCCTCTTTACTGCTTTTTCGTATGCGTTTTTATTTCGATTTATAACAACGCCAGGAACATTAGCATCTTTAGCTAAATCTGGATGATCTTTAACCTTTTTATAATTATCATCCATTATAATGCCAATGCTAATGCTCTAAAGTCACTAAGTCTTGGCACAGCAGCCATATTAGTGCTTTGCATAATAATTTTAATTGAGAACGAAATAAACTCTGGTAAAGGATCACCAATACCATCATCAGTCACACCAGCACTATATGCATACTCTTGGAAATCCCTCTCCCCCAAAGAAGAGTTAACAGCTTGATCTGATGTTCCGGTAGTATTAAAGAATGTATAAGGCAAATCATCAAAACTATCAGAGTCTTCACTTGACAAAGTTTTAAACATTAATTTAAGAGTAGCATCAGCTGGTCTGTTGGCAGCAAGTATTACTTTTAATGCTGTTGCTGGATTTTCTAATATAACCTTTTTAGTTACATAGATTGCAGCATTATTATCCCCTTCGGGTTCTGTTGAATTAATAAAAGTAATGTTTGATGCAAGATCAGCGGAACTATCAATTTTATTAATTCTGTTCGATACAGAAATCCAAGAGCATCTTTGCAAATCAATTGCTGGACTTAAATTTGACCGATTACTGGCCATATTAATTCTAGCTAGATATGATTTTATTCCACCCATTTCGTTTGTTTCGTTAATTTGTGAAGCAATCATTCTATTAGAATCAAAAGTGTAGTTGTCATTTATAGGAACTTTTCTTTCATTTGATTCTGTTGTTCTACTAAACGAGGTTTCATTACCAGAAACACTTGTTGCTGAAGTTGATCTTATAAAACCAGATAATCTTGTTCCTTCCAGTTCCATAGTGCTTAATTGAAGAACACCAGTGTTATTAATATGATTCTCCGTAGCAGTAACAAGTAGTCCACCATTCTCAGCAGCTGCTCCCGCACCGCCATCAAATGCTGGACTACTTACGAGAAGTATACTGTATGAATCAATATCAATATTAGCAATTGAAGTATGTGTTTTATTTATTTCTATAAATGGTACTTTATGTAATTGATATAATTCTACAACTGAACCAGCAGCATGTGCCACAGCAGTTGTGGTATCTTGCGCTCTAACCAAAGAAGATACTGCCGTAGATGTAATCTCTGTGAAAAACATAATTTCATCATTAATCTTAATATACCAACGAGAAGTGGAATCTACTGTTCCTGCAAATTTTCCAGTGGTAGAACCAAAATTTGTACCGCTAACTAATGTTAAGGTAGTAGCAACATCAGTTATTCCAGTGCTTAAAGTTGTGGACAGTCCAGATTTAACTTCAGCAATAGTAACATTATTTGAACTGACATACATGCCATGATCTCTATGTCTTATTTTTAAAGCAGTATCTCCATGAGTAAATGTTAAAGGATTGGCCAATAAAGTTCTAGGTACTAAAGGAGTATTAGCAAGAGTCAAATTCCCTAAACCATCATCATCACTAGTTGTTTTTGCTACACTAGTTCTTCCAATATCAAATAAAGCAGCCCTAATTGTTAATTTTAAATCTTCCATAGGAGATATTGCCCATGCACGATCATTAGTAGATTTAAATAGTGTTCCAACAAGTGGTTGTTTATCTAACAACTTTCCACCCAGTAAACTTTCTTCCCCCATTTGTGCAATAAATATTGTATATTCTGGGGAATTTGACCCCACTACAACGGCGTATTCACTACCATCTAAAATAAACACTGGAGATTCAAATGTAAATGTTGTTGGAACATCGCCAAGTTCTGACGTAACTACCTCAGATGGAATTAACACCGCTCTAGCAAAAGGCAATCTTTTAGTAGTAGGGTATCCATTTTCTGTTTCTCTAAGTTCAACAAATACAGGCAATTCTTCATCTTTTCCAAAGAAGAACAAATCAACAGAAGTAACAAATGCACCACCATCAAAATTTGCATTTTCTTTGTCGGAACCGCCACCAAATGGTATCTGAAATGTTTGAGCAATTGGCTGAACTTGCGAAAGTTTCTTTAAATCAGCCATTATTTTAACTCCCTATGTTTTTTCATATCATACTTTTCCAATATACCTTTACTAATTAACCAACCAACAAACATAAATGGATATCTACAGAAAGCCATATGCATTCGTGATTCTAAAGTTAATGGTTGATTTCTCATTTCTCTTCTAACTCTATCAGTTCTAACTCTAGCAATTCTTCCAAGGATTTTTGATAACATTCGAGAATTGGGCATTTTATTTGTTAATGGTCCAGCTATTTTATGATATCCATCAATAAGATAATCTGTATTTGGATATCTAACATTATTACTACTATTATGTCTCATCCAAATAGCATTTCTGAAACTACCAAAACCGTACATAGCATTCATAGCAGTACAAATAACCTTACCACCATCACCACCATCACCACCATCACCACCATCATCACCATCACCTTCCTCTGGATTCATGCCACCACCTTGTTGCGCTAAAACACGGTGAACGACAACTGGTTGCGGTGGTGGTGGAGGTGGTCTTAATGATAATGTAACACCTTGATATTGGTCAAACATTCCTTGGGCATAATATATAGCAAAACCTTCAGACAATGATTCATAGGCACCCGGTCTGTTCTTTTGTTTACTCAGCATATTTCTTCTTAGTGGCTCACTACTAAGTTTAAATTCAATTTCTCCTGTAGGAAATTTTGGCTGGCCAGGAAAATTTGGGTCCGGTATATTAAACACACCATCAATTCTTCCTGCTTTGTCTGTGATAAGTGGATTTGATCTAACAAATCTTGATACATTTTGATTGTTGAAAAATGGAAACAATCTTGTTCTTGGTTTAAATCCAGTTCCTACAAAATCAACTGTTGCCGCCCGACAGAAGTTCCGAACACCCTTAGTTAATATTCGATAACCATTTCCAGTTCTTTCAATATTTGCAATTGCTTTGGATGCAACAGAGTTTTGGCCTGGGGCGCCTGCTATTGATCTTACAAACTTATTATTTTCAAACGGATCACCGGGATCATTCTGTTCAACAACACCCATCCACTGTGATTGCCATGAATTCCACATAGCACCCAAAACATGATCTGGAGTTGCAGCTGCGAAATCAAAATCATGAGCAACACTCACACTAATTGTTGGTCTAACTTCAGTATCGAAAAAATCATCACCATAAGGAGAGAGTTCAACAACACCTTTCCATGTAGAATTGACAAATGGAGTAACTGACTCAATTTTTGTTGCAATCTTTTGTTCCAAAAGAACTTGTTCTACATAAGGTAAAGTTATAAAATCGCCTGTTTTTTGATATCCAGCATTATTTCTTTCAGCATCTGTTGATACCGCTTCTATCAGTTTTATCTGATTCATCTTATGTTTTGGTCTTAGTTCATTATTTTCTGGATCAATAGCAACCTTATAGTCAGGATTTCCAATATCACCAGTTTTATGACCAGCAAAATTATCAACAACAAATCCAGATTTAAATCTGTTTAATCCATTTGCATCTGTAACTTCGAGTTGTTGTGCTGACCGTTCCAACAAATTCAATGAAGTATAATATTCAACATTTTGAACTCGTTTTTCAATCTCACCAATATCTTTCATCGTATATCTTTGATGCCGCTCTCTTCGTATTTGAACCTCTTGGGGAGCAAAAGTAAACGCTGGAATAAATAATTGAGCAACCTTCATCATACTAATATGAGGCATTGGCGGTTTAGGCACTTCAGCTGACGCACCACGAAAAATACTTAGTTTTCCTCTTTCTGATACCTCAACATTAGCCATATAGGGTAAAAAATATTCAAAATCGCTTTGTACGAATGAATCTGGTTTCGGTAAATTTGACATTGATGCACCAGTTCCATCATATTGTCTATGGAAAAAATCAAACGAATTACCAGTAATCTCATCTGTGGTTGTGAGAGTCGGAGAAGTTCCAACAATATCTTCAACTCTAGGTCTAAAATCATAGGTATCATACAGAGGAAATGCACCTGTTGGTGCTGGCGTATCTGGGTCAATTTTTGATGCTGTATATGTTGGAATATCTTCAAATGTCATTTGATCTGCAATATCAACATATGAATCAACCGTCATTACATCTCCAGCACCGTGTTCAAAGTAATCATAAATTACCATGACTTTACCTGTTGGAGAACTTGTATTGTTTTTCCTAACAATTCTAGATATGTCATAAAAGTTATCTCTCATTCCAGTATCAAGAGAATAGTTAACCTTAACATTAATAGAGCCAGGTTCTACTGAAGTGACAGCGCCCGTTGCGCCAGAAGAAAATCCTACTATTGTATCAACAATACTAAAGTCTGCTGCTGTGTCGGTAACATATTCTATAGGACTGGAAACATTAATAATTCGAGCCGTAGCACCAGAAGAAGAACCTGTTACCAATTCACCTCTTGTAAAAGAACCAGTTGTTGTTCCTAAAGTTATTGATGGAATTACTACGTCTGTACTAGTCTCTTCCGAATCAAATACAGCAACTAATTTAAACGCATCTGCTCTACCCAAAGAAATTGTTCTATCGGTAGGACGAGTTCCAAAAGCATCAGTATCACCGGGATTAACTGCTAATTTTTTCATTAGCTTTACAGTTTTACTTTTATGGGCTGCTGATGTTTTCAGTAGAGTCGCTATAAGTTTAACTTTTGTTCCTGTTGGCAAATTTGTAGCATCTAGGATAGTTATTGAACTTGTTCCCGCACCAGAAAGAGTACTGGCAACAGATACAACATCTCCTTGAGCGCCGCCACCAGTCTGTCCGGTAAGGATGGAAAGAGTATAATCTTTTTCGTTATGTGAGCCAAATGTCTCCCCACTACCAGCATTGAAAGTAACACCAGCTGAAGTAGTTGTCCCAACAAATTGTTTTCTGATTGTATATTGAGTATCAGATTCGCCTTGATTTACTTCTGTTAATAATGTTTTAACAACTTCTTTGGGTAGCTTATACAATAAGGCATTTTTTTCTGGTGTTTTCAATATGGCAGATTGAGTATCCCGACCTTGCTGAATAATATTACCAGAACCTGTTTCAGTTTCCAATTCAATAGATGAATTAATATCATCTTCAAGAAGAATTTCAAGAAAAACATTTGATGCTAGGTCTAGAACAACATCAGCAGTGAAGTCTTCTCCAGATGTGGTGTCATCCATAAACACTTGTCTAGTGTCAGAGAATTGAAAGCTGTCAACTCTTGAAATTGTTAAATCAGCATTTGAACTATTTTCAACAATGTCATCAGTTTCAGCTGAATCTGAAGCAGTTATTTTTTCATCAGCTAAAAATTGTCCTACAACATTTGTTAAAATCACAGTTGTTGATGCCGTTCCATCGCCAAAAACAAAACCTGTAGCTCCAGATGATACACCTTTAACTTGAACACCACCATTACTATGAGTAGCAATGAGGGTTGGACTTGGTGTATCATTCATTATAAGTTTAGTAAAAGGTCTTACGTCAAACAAATATAATTTATATGTAGCTTCTGTATTTGATGCAGATGCCCCAGCTGTGCCGGAACTATATTCCATGCCTCTTGCTCTTGCAATACCAATATGATTTCCAGATGCTGCACCTCTACTTGCGGTTTCAGTATCATATAAATCAATTTGTTTAAAGGCAGTAGTTTCTCCACTTATTGGCGAAATATCTGGACTACCATATATACTTGTTATGTTAATAAAGTTTCCTAATTGAGCGACAGTAATACCAGCATTAACGGATTCAAAATCTCTTGCTTTAGGAACAGTTATGAATGTTGTATTGTATCGTTCAATTTCATGGCCTCGTATATATGCTTTATGGGGAGAAACTTCTAGTTGTAACTGATCACTTGCCGCAGTCTGCTCATCATCAGTTCTGTCACCAGCAGTAAATATTCCGATATTTTCATTAATTGTAACACTTTCATGCACTTTAAATTCAAATGGTCTAACAGTATAATCACCAGATTCATCATGAGTTCTTCTTGCAAAAGTTTGTTCAAGTTCAGAATATTTTGTTTTATTTACTATTGTATTAATTTTACCATTTTTAAGGTCCATTAACTGAACAAAATTCTTCATAATTTCTGAACTTGGTGCAGTATCACTTGGCAATTGTGTTAACGATAATGATATTTTTAATCTGTGTGCGCCTTTGGCAGCAAAGTTATTGGAGCCAGTAGAATTATCTAAAAGGCTTGTATCTATTTCTGGCGTAACAATTTCCTCTTTGATATTAAACCCAACTAAAGTTGTTACATCTGTATCGTAATCATTAAGAACAAAAGTTTCTGCTTGATTTTTTATGAAGTAACCTCTAATATAATAAACACCGGAATTTATTATAACAGCTAAACCTCTTCTGTTTGCTGGACCGTTTGAACCAGCTTTGGCTTCGGGAGTTGCTGTAGCAGACAAAGTAGATGTATATGTTGTAGCAGATGCAACATTAGAAGAATATGATGTGGTGTGTGTTATTCCAGCATTAGCAATTACATCTTCACCATCAATAAATCGACTTTCGAAGCCGTCTTCGGCACTAGCAATATAATTAATATAAATTAAAGGTTGGTCTGTGCTAGTTCCAGCAACAAAACCAACAACTCTTGCAGTAACACCAGATGTTCCACCCGTTACTGTTATTGCACTATCGGCATTAAAATACTGAGAAGGATCAATAGTTTCCCCAGAAAATGTTGATACTAATTTTAATGAATGATGAGGTGCTAAACTTACCTGACCGGGAATAACCATATCACCTTCTTTAAATAAATGGTTTCCCTGTTGGGTTATTTGATCTTGTAAAGTAGATTGTAATTGCGTCAATTCTCTGGCTTGAATAGCAAAGCCAGGACGAAATAAAATCTTTTTGAAATTATCATCCTCATTAAAATCGTCAAAATAAGGAGCAACATTTAAGTCTGTTTGTTCTGCCATTTTAAAATTCCACTATAATTTTAATATCTTCTGTTTGGTCTGTCGATCTAGATATTGGTCTTCGATTTTCTTTATAGATAATGTCACCACTATCATATGCTAATTCTGGATTAGCATATCCATCTGCAAATGTAATTGTAGATGCATTAGCAAGAGTAACAGCTGTATCAGCCCCAGCGTCTGGAGTTGCAACTGCACCAGAAGAAGCACCAGTAATAGCATTTTCTCCACTAAAAGCAACAAAAGCACCTGTAGTAGAGTTTGTTCCAAAATCTGCATGTCTTTCCTGCTGATAATAAAGAATATTTAAATCAGCATCGAATTCAACAATCTTACCAATTGCATTAGTTGTTGCCTGTGATATTTTTTCATCAGGAGAGAATGTTCCACTTGGCGAACCTGTTCCAGTTGCAGGAAACTTGACTGCAAATGTTTGTCTTGCAGTGGCTGATGATGCAACTGTTGCTGAGCCAAATTCTGTTGGGTCTATAACTAACCCAACATTTCTAAAATCATTTCCAGCAGCAATATCGTCACCTTCTGCGCCTGTAAGTGTAGTATTCGTCATTACAAAATGAGCGCCCAATTCCTTTACGCCACTTGAACCATGGCCACCTTTGGGAGACACGATAATGTCAAACACAGGATCAGTTGTTCCACCAATAGCAGAAGAAGTAGTTAATCCTGCATCTGAGAATGTGAAACCAGCAGCTATATTAACTGTTCCATAGGTGTAACCAGTACCAGCAGCATGAACTCCAGAGGTTGTAGAATCATTTGTTCCAAATGACTGAACTTTACCACTAGATATAATAATCCTAACAATAGCACCATTTGCCGTTCCAGAATTAGCACCATCTCCATATACCGCTGCGTAATAAGTTCCGTCTGTACATCCAGCACCAAGATTTGTTACTTGAAAAGATTCGACCGCTCCATTAACTGATGCAGCACTAACAGTACTATCTGTTATTACTGGCATAAAATCTGTTGTTAGAAATTTAGTTGCATTAGCGGCAGTTATTGTATACATATATTTAAGAACATACCCACCAGTAGTAAATAAAGATGTACTTTCTGAAGTAGGTTCTGCTCCACTAAATGCAGCGGCTGCTGTAAATTCTCCAGCTGGAATATTACTAATTACTTTATAAACTCTATTTGCAGACGTTCTAAAATAGAATGTTGAAGTGTAAAGAGAAGATGCGCCGGAATCAGCTGTATTAAGGGAACTATAGTCATCCTTATACATATCAAACTGAGTTCCATTTGACCAATCTCGTCTTGGAATAACTTGAAGAACATCTGTGGAACCAATTGCCTTTGCGCCTGTCATCTGATCCCAAAAATAAAACTCATCAGATACACTATCTGGGGGAGTTGGAGGAGAAGTGTCAGATGCACCGGCTCCATCATTTGTGCTAGAAAACGGTGTTGGTTTTCCGATAAACAAATAATAGGCAGAAGGTGCCGCTTCAGTGAAAGATTCAACAAACTGTGAAGCATTGTGTAATTTAAATTTTTCTGTGATGATTGCTACCATTTTCAGTCCCTATATCTTTTATTTATTTATAAGATGTTTCTTTATATTTATAAGTATTTTGATGCGATACAATTAGGTCCAAACTGTCCATCATCAAACCAATCAGATTTTTTGACAAACCCCGCATTCAAATAAGATTTCAGTGATGATTGTCTTGGAACAGTCCAAACCCAACTACCACCATTACTCCTTGCGTGTTCTAAACAATGTATCAATATCAACTTTGACAATCCTTGTTTCCTATATTCTGGGTTCACCCATAACCCTCTTGATCTATAATATGTAAATATTCCTGTATCAGTTACAAATACGCTATTAACACATACTATACTATCGTCAATTTCAATTCCAAAGAATGTTGGACTAGCATTCTTAGCCATCTCTTTGTCTTTACCTAAAAAGTTGTCTGTCCACTTCCACGTCCATTCATTTGTTTTTGCAACTCCATTTTTCTTATTGGGCCACAAATGTGTCTCCCATATAGGTTTTATATCTTCCCATCCTATTTCTTTCACTTTATACATGTATACTATAGTCCTCCCACAGATGTGGTTTATTGAGGGAATGAGTAAAGTGAACAAACTTTATATCTTCATGGAACTCTCCTCCAAGGTAGATATAATCATTTCCTGTTATGTCACTATATTTATTAGTCAACTCAATCTGCCATTTTGTCATACTCTTTCCATAATTTATACTTTCATCTGTCACCCATCTTGTGAACCATGCCTCTGGAAGCGTTATCAACTCAAGATTCTCTTTTACTGAGTCTTCTACAAAATATTGTTCGCCGTTCACTGGTCCTTTGGTAGTTCCATTCTTAATATAATAATGTTGCCAGTGATTAGGATCACTCATAAACTTATCGAAAATATATTTACAATCCTTTGGGTAATATTTAAAGAACCCGCCATTTATTACATACCCACTCTTCTCTGTATCACGCCACCATCCCGGCATAGCAACAAATTGTCCACGCTCTACGGGATAATCAAAAACCTTTTCGTAATCATTAAATAAAAGAATATCAATGTCCATCACACAGATAGGTTCATCAATATTTAGTTGCATCCCCCACATCTTATTCCATTGTAAAATCACACCCATATCATATGGTTTTCTTATCCAAATAAATTCATGGTTGGGCAATTTTCTTTCCAGATATTCTTCATATTCTGGTCCGTATTTGTCACCTATTCTAACTGCTAATATTTTCATGATGCATAAGGAAAAATCATTTTTGATTTTATCATATCTAAAGGTTGTACTCCAAAATATTTATTCGGTTTCCAATCACCATTTTCTTTTTCAAACCAAGGAATAAATGCGGCAACAATATGAACTCTTGGTTTAGTTGCTCCACCCGTATCCTTAACTCTGTGTTTTATTCTTGTGTTCCACATATAAACCTTGCCAACCTCCAAATGTTTTGTTAGTGTTAGAGAGTTGCCATATTCATCAGTTCCATCAATTTCCAAAACATAAGATGGTTCTGTAATCAGTGGAATATTAAACCTTATAGCACACCAAAGAACTTCATCTACATGCCAACTTTGTTCATGACTGGGATACTCCCACATTACTCTTGATCTTGTTGGAAGTAAATCCACACATTCTAAAAATTTACTATAATGTTTGTCAATAACTGGATGAACTGTAGAGAATCCGTATGTGTCATAGTAAGTATCTTTATCATCTTTCCAAGGAGGATTTGAATTATTCAATCGAGAATATGCCCAGTTCAATTCTGGATGACCGAGACTTGCATAAGGACTTTGTAAATGCTCATCACCCTTTGGATTCATACAAATACTAAATCCTTTATATCTCTCTGCCTCTTTGTTATTTTTTTGCCATCCTTTGATACCACCAATGTCATTTGATATGTTTAGAGTTTGTTTGTACAACCACTTTGCCGAGGGCATACCAAGTTCTTCTAAAGTAAACTCAAGAAAGTTATCCTCAATTTTTTCCTTATAGAAATCAAAGGCATTATATTTTTCATTTAGTTCTGTAAATTTATCCACTTATACATCCAACTATATGCACTCTATATTCTTCTGATCCATTTAATGCTGTATGATACTGTGTAGTATCAATTTCATAATAATTGCCATCAGCAGGAAGATGCATAATCTCTTTGTTTACAATTATCCAACAGTTTTCATTTGTATAAACTGGTATGTGAATTCTCTTAGATGGGTCATTATGAATTGAATAACAAACTTTAGGACGTAAATATAATATTCTGGTTCTATACATGCCTAACTTTTTAAGTATAGAATTGGTATAAGGAATATCAAAATTAGGGTATATGAAATCTTTTTCATAATACGGGTCACGGTCTTCATAGGGACCAACACCAAAATATGGGTCACCACCAACTTCTATCCCCTGCAAACAAATTTGATCAAGCGAAGGATCATTTTTTGGTAAAACCATCAACTCATTTCTTATCTCTTCAATATCAAATGATATCTTCCTATACATTTGTAATTCTCATACGCTTCTTCAGTGGGTTTGATCCTTTTAGATAATAATATTCTGTATGGGTTTCTAAAGTATCAATAAGTCTGTCGAAACTATCAATCAATTCATCAAGTGTGTAACAAGCATGACTAACATGATAACCATATATATTACTAATATCAAAAAACACTTTTTTATTTTTTATACATTCAATTAGTTTTTCATAGTCAGGTTTTATTATATCCATCAACCAATAATCTACATTATAGTCATCATTCATTTTTTCTTGAAGCAACCTAAGTTCTTCAAAAGTTCCAAAAGTCTTTAATCGTTCTTTGATAATTTTGCCTTGAAGATAAATATCACTTATGTTGTGACTAAATTCCATATCGAATCCAGAAGATTTCAAAATATTTTTATAATCAAACATTTCTTCCATACTCATATTCATGTTAACTATATTTTGTTTTATTTCTAAATTCTCTGAGCAATAATCGTAAAATATAACATCTCCATCAAAATCTAATTTTTCTGCAAATACTTCTCCACTATATCCAGCTGTGGGAGTAAATATCAAATCAAATTTGTTTTCTGGAAGCCTTCCTAAAGACTCTGTATTTTCTGCATAGAACTTTTCATTCATTCTATTGAGAAGAATGTTAAAATATGGATCACTTTTATCTGTCTCCTCACGCCATCCCATTTTTTTAGAATTGATAAGCTCCCAATTTTTATTTTGCATCTCTCTACGTTCATCCATATGACCATATGCCCAAGCTTTATGTCTACGTTCTTCGACTGGAAAATTTGTGATAGTAGGAAGTTTGTGAGGTGTCATCCATGAAGGAGTGTAGTCATCATGAAAATTATCATCTGCTCTTATAAAGGTATCCCATTTTTGTCTGATATTTGGTTTGTCCAACTTTCTCCATTTTTGAAGATTGAGTTCTATGTGTTGGTGATGAAGGAATGCTTTCTCATTGGGCCTTGCGATGATATGACCTCTACAAAATTCACCCGTCTTTGTCCAATCATAAAATCTTTGAATTGCAGTTGTGTGACAAACCATGTCAAACACCATACCAACTGATACAATCATAGCATGAGTATAATTGTCACAAGTGCCTAACACATCATTCAATTCAGTTAGATAACATACCTTTTGATCATGACCAGTTCCAGCCCCAGTAATACCACCAGAAGTTTGTAGCAAGGTTGTATGTAATTGTTTTTCTGCTGCAAAATTCCATTGTAATGTTACATAAGGTGCTGCTTTCTTATTTGGATATACAACAATAAAAATAAGATGTTTCAATTCTTTTTTTATTTTTATGCTATCTCTGTGTTCCAACCAAAGATTTTTAGTATCTTCAAAGCTTTTCATAGTATGGTTCCCACTCTGGAAATACATCAGTCAAACATGTTCCTCTGTGCTTGTCTCTCAATTGAATATCTGTCATCATCTCTTTGTGTAATTCTTCATCAAATGGCATATCTTGTAAGTAATAATACAGTTTTTTCCATTCTTCAAATTCTTTCTTCATAAAATCACCATACTCAAAATATTTATCCATATAGATTTCACGAATATCTAATGGGATGGATGTTACAGCATATTGATTTCCAGCACCCCAAACTAAACTACCAGATGCCCAACTCCATAGATTACCAGAAATTGCTTTTGATTCATATTCTTTTCTTAGTTCATATACACCATCAGCAATTTCTGGAAGATACCCTATGGTCAAAGCATTGACTGTTGTTGCAAACATTACCCGTGTTCTTGGGCAGTCAGCAAATTTTCTTGCGTTCTCAAGTGTCACACCCCACTTAGAAGGAAATCTTATATAGTTATTTTTCTCTCCCCAAAATTCAATTGATACCGTCATCTGACAATCTTTGAAGTGAGGGATATAATCAAATACATCTTTACCACCAAACTTAGGAGTAAGTGTGCCATTAGTTGTAATTCTTAGTGACATATTTTTACTCACATCTAAATCTACCGCAAGTTGCATTAAATCATAGTTTTCTTTTATTGCAAGTGTCTCACCACCAACAAGTTTTAATTCAACAAGATTTTTTAAAATATCAGCATAGTCTTCAACATTATCTTTTTCTTTTAGTAATGATGGTTTATCTTTGAAAGCACGCATACCGAAAGCGTCATGCAATCCAATATCTTTATTTTCTTGTGCTAAAGATGAAGAGTTTGCTGGACCACACATATTACATCTCAAATTACAGAAATTACTAGGCGCAATATATTCCATAGATAAAAATTTTGGTTCACTCATATCTGTATTAATATATTCTTCTAGGTCTTCTAGATGTTCACGGTATTCACCATTCTTACCAGTAAATTTTTCTAAATATATTTGTCTATGACTTAAACTTGAATGTTTTTCTTGTTCAATGCAAACTGTACAATGATTTTGTGTTAGTGGTCCGCCCCCATTTAAAAATTCATTTCTAAAATTAACATACTCTTCTTTGTTATGCAATTCTTTAGGGTCAGTTGTCCCATATTTTTGTTTTATTCCTGTTTTAGGCCAGTCTTTTAAAACACAACAACCTGTAGGTGCAACGGTTCTATATACAAGAGTATTCATGAATGGTTGTGGACAAAACCATTCCAAGTCTTTTATTTTATTCATAAACTGTTTCCTCTCTTGTGTCAGTATCAGTTCCACAATACATTGTGCAAATTTTTGGGACACTAGTTTCATTAATCAGTTTATTAAAAAAGTCAATCCATTCATCAGATAATGTAATATCATCAATTTCATTGACATTTTCTATATTTAATTCTTCCTTAAATAGATCATCCATCCCATTCATATTGCCATCATAATCCGGTTTAAGTTTTCGTAGTGGGTCTGCCCAACAACAAGGCAACAAATAACCTTGAGAGTTTAAAGCAAATGATTTACCCTCTACACACTTTGGTTTAAGCACAGTTGACCTCACTTGGTTTGTATGGATCATCAGGACTAGACCATCGTGAAGACTTGTTAATATGTATAGGAATCTTATGACGTTGAGCAAGGCCTATTGCTTGAGTAATGTCATTCTCATTATACTTAAAGATTATATACTGCCATCTAATATCATTTCCAAGTTCAACACCGGCCTTCATTACCTTAAACAAATATTCACCATTCTGATTTATTCTATATTTATGACTGTCCTGTGGGAGTCCATCAATACCAAATTCCCATATAGCATTTTTGTTTGCAGAAAACGCATCCATATACCAATCCATAGATTTATGAGAAGCAGCAGTATGCACAAAGACTCTTTTGTTGGTTGTTAGTTTAAGAAATTCTATGAACTGTGGGTGAAAGATTGGGTCAGATATTTGACCACAAAATTCTATCTGGTCAAAATGTTTGATAATCTTCTTGAAGTTTTCCAAGGACAAATCATCTAGATTGTTAGTGGGAACAACACGTCTAAGACATTTCGGGCACTCTAATGTGCAACGATAAGTGATATCAAGATTTATACTTCTCCTAGATAAAACTGTCTCAAGACTTTTCACCTACCTATTACCATAAACCTAGTCATGCCATTAGGAAGAAGTCTTTCCCCTGCATATAGTATCTCTGCCAGATTTGCTTGGTCAGCTAATTCGTCAGCGTCATTAACACAATTAATGTGGTCATCATATTGAGTGTCGTTTGATGATTGAAGGATATACAATGCATCATCATTTACACCAGTATTTTTTAATTCTTTAAACTTTGACATAGGATACATGTGTTCACAAGAGCAATTGATAACTGTATCAAAAGTAGGAGATGAAAGTGAAATCAAATTGCCAAACATAACATTTCTTATTGATATCTTATATTTGTTGTCTTTTTTGTATCTTGTATTGAACTTATAAGCTACTTGTTTTATGTCTCTATCCATCTCAAAATTTTCTATCCATTCAATAGATTCAATATTATCATAGAGTAGAGGGACAATGTATTGAGCAAACCATCCTGCCAGTAAAGATATGTTTACAGGTTTCACATTTAAATTTGATAACTCTTCAACTAACCACATCTTACTAACCAGCTGCGATTCATTCATAGAATCTAAAACTCTTTTTCTCAAATATCCCTCTGAAGCATTGATTGCATTCTTCCAATCTTTTGCCATCTCTGGTGTGTATTTTAGATATTCCATAATGATTTTAATTCCTCAGTATCGTTATCTTCACCACTGTTATTGAATAAGCAAATCTTACATTCTTTTCTTTTTTTCTTTGACTCCATATCATCTGGAAAAACATTTCCCTTATACCAAGAATAAGCATCACCTTTTGCAAAAACATTTAGAAATGATTTATCAGGCCTATCAACATCACTTCGTAATTCTTCATGCATGTTATACCAAAAATGATTTAGGTAGTTGTCAATAGTAGGATAGGTAAAAAATATAACATCCAAATTATCATTGATATGTTTGTATACTTTTTGCAACTGTGTCCTATTCCATCGTATGACAGAGGAGTTTATCATTGGAGATTGAAACTTTGCAAAGTTCTTTTTACAAACCTCAATATCGTTCCACCAACCTTTAACAATATAAGGCCGCTCCATATCAAGCTCAAAAAAGTATTTTAAGTCTTGTTGAATAATAACATCCAAATCAAGATATAAGAATTGATCACCTTTGATATCAATAGTTCTCTCATCGAACATATAGAGTTTTCTATATGCCCAAAACTTTCCATTCTCATAGGCATCCCAAGTGGTGGGAAGTTGAATATCATAGGGGTGTGTTGGATTGTCTGTAAGGCAATAAAAATTGAATGGCACTGAACAGTTTTTTTCTACTTGGTCTTTTAACTTTTCAACATATTCATTATCATATTTGTCTCCCCACTTAACACATAATATAGTATTCTCCATTTACTCCCTTCCTGTTGCGATTCCTGCTTCATATCTAACAAGAGCTTCCATGTCTTGCGAGTCTATAGTCTCAACTGGTATTTTTGTAAGTGAGATCATTTCTTTGAACGCTTCAGCATCACCCGGATTAAGTTCATCAGAGTCGATGATTATCCATACCTTTTTAATATTAAAATCATCAACCACAATCTCATCCCAATTATCATCAGTCTTGCGGCGTTTGACATAATTAGTCAATGTGTCTTGAACCTGTTTAGCATTTTGTTTGAATACCTTTTCAACACCATCCATATAGTCTTTGATAATTTTTTGCATCACTCTACCAGCAGACTTGTCACCTTTGGTTTTTGCTTGCATATATGCTCCACGCATATATTGCCATTTTTCCCAATCACCTGTGCCCTTTGGTGCATCACCATCAAATGATTTTCCATACTTATTGACCAAAGTTTTCAGTAATCTTTCAAGACCTTTCGCCATTTTCACAACATCATCTGAACCCCACGGTCCTCTAAACCAATTAAAAGCCATCATTCTTCTACCAGACTTTTCTGGAATAGTGAATAAATCTTCTCTTGAAGCTGCAAGAACATTTCCATCGACCTCAACAACAAGTCCACTACCACCCTGCACACCGCCAGCAATTGGTCCTCTATCCATATTTGCAAAAGTAGATATAGAGCGTCTTGAGTTTTGGATTGCATACAGCTGGTCGAAGTTAGACATTCTTGTAACATGATAGACTGTGGCCCTAACTTCTTTCGGTAATGCTCTTTTGAATATGGAACCAGATAGTGGCAACCACATGTTGTTTGCAACCGAGCCGGGCCCACCTCTTATCGTTGAGGTAGTTGACGTATCTGATCCATGACCAGCAGAATCAAAAAGCAGTTCTGATAAACTCATTTGATGTGCTACAGATGCAAAGTCTCCAGTAGCAACTTCATCAAGTTTATGTTGCAAACTCTCAAATGATAACTTGGGGCTTGATGATGAAGTGGTGAAGTTCTTCTTTCTCATCACAGTCTTTGCGACCAACTCAATCTCACCTTTCTTGTATTTCAAAACAAAGGGTAGATTAATGTTAGTCTTCATATCATTGATGACAGCGTTTGCATCATCAGGCATCTTTGCAATCTTCTTGCCGTGTCTTCGGTATGCTTGTTTGAAAAGACGAATAAGTTCTGCAACTGAAATCTGTTTAATATTACGAGCATCATTTACTCTATCCATAAAGTGTCGAGTAAACTCTACATCAATATCTAATGATGCAAAGAGTCTATCAGCATATTTTTCTATTTGGTCAAGGTCAGACTTTGTAACCTTTTGCTCTGCGGCTGCATTAAGTCCAGCAGCAGTATCTCCCAAATCAGCCATAGGTTTGTATGATCCCATTGAACCACCACCAAAAGCGTATTCTTTGAAAGCTCCCATTACTTTGCCTTTTTTCTTTCTGCTCTTTGCTTTTCAGCTGAAAATAGTTTGCACAACTCTAATATATCTTCTGCTTTTCTAACTTTAGTTCTAAATGTTTTGGAACCGTTCTTAACCATGTCTAAAGTAAATAAATACATCTTGGCTTTAAAAAGTTCATCTGTATGTGTATCTGGGTCGTACTCAAAAATTACTTGAAAATGTTTATCGCTTACAGTTTCATGTTCCTGCAATACTTGATTTACTGATAATCTTTTAACTTCTTCATCAATAATATTTTGAAGTTCTTTTCTATGTGCCGTATGCATTTCTACAGTAGAAGTTTCAATATCTTGATAAGTCATTTCTTTCAGCAAATCTTGAAATTGTGCCTCTGTCTCATCCACTACTAAATGATATTCACTTACTAAAGTCTCACCATCCTTTTCGTAATTATATAGTATAGTTACATTGGAAAGATTTTCATCTGTATAATATACATTTACAATTTTATTAGAAAAAATAGCCATAATATATTCCTCTATGCTTTATTTATTTTGAATAAGAAAGTGGTAGTAGTTGTTGCTGATCCAGAAGGAAATTGTTGTGCCCGATAGTCGTTGGCATTAACAAGAGTAGTGCTGGTTGCTGCACTTCCTAATTGTTTATTAAGTATACTACTGCCTCTCTGTGTCCCACTAACACTTGCACCAATAGCATATGTAATCTTGAAACCATCTGCTGATTGTCCAGCAGTAAACCTTAACCAGTTGCCAAGTAGTGTGCTAAACCCTGTTATTTCATTCTCCATTAACATGTTATCAGAGTCTGTTTCATCAATAATATTATCTCCAGCATTAGCAGCACTTCCATCTGTTCCACCATCTTCAATAACAATAAACGTGGATTCTCCATCAACATACTCTTGTATATCACCATCCGAATTGATAGATAGCGGTTCAACAACAGGATCAACATCTGTTCCATCTCTTCTCATTAAAAAGAAACTTTGAACTGTACTTGCTACACCAATTTGAGTAGTTGTTGCCCCACCAATGCTACCAGCTGCAAATCCTGTTGAAGTTGTATCTGTAAATATTGGTATAGCAGCGCCAGAAACTTCTGTAAAATCGCTAAGAGTTGATGATGTATGAATTCGATATGTTCCGGCAACATTAGAATCGTCTGCACTGGCATCTGCCACAACCATTAGATTGATTGCTGGGTGAAGAAACGTATCCTTTAAATCTTCTAATGACATTGCTTGAATATCACCATCACTATTACGAAAAATTGGAAACGCTCTATTATCATTATCATTTGTCTGACCAACAGTAATGTTATACTGAAAATCAATCTTATCAAAAGATACATCGGTTGTTGCTGAAGGTGCGCCAGCGGAAGAAGATGGGTCTGCACTTACACTTACCACAGCAGCACCAGTTTGTAATCTTGTGTCGGTAATAGCAGCCATATTTGCACCACTATTAGAAACAACCTCAAGTTCAGCAGATGGGTTTAATGAATATTGAAAGATAGCTCTCTGTTGCCATAATAAAATTTGGGCATCAGTCATCTCTTGCAAGTCATTATCGCTATTGATGAAAAGTGGTTTTACAGCTGCCATTTTCTACACACTATTGATTGTTCTCACAACCATTCCAGCAGAATCTATAACATTAAATACAGAACCCACTAAATCGGTGGCTGATTCGTGAATGATATCGTCTGAGTCGGTTTCATCAATAATATTATCTCCCGCATTTGCGCCAGCACCATCCGTTCCACCAGCTTCAATCACAAGGAATGAACCTCTTGTAGTGGTGCTGATTTCAATTGAGTTGACTGGGAGTGCTGGAATTTGACTAAAGGTTACTATACCAGTTGAAGCAATTGTAATTGAGTCTGCGTCTGAAGCAGAACCAATAGTAGAACCATCCCCAATAACAACATTACCAGAAACATCTAGGTTTGCATTGATATCTACAAGAGTAGCATTTAATTCAATTTCATCTGTTGCATTAATATCTAGTGTAGTTCCGTCAGGAGCGCCGATATTTTGAGTGGCATCATTGAATTGAATTACACTTGTGCTATTAAGCAACAGACCAGTGTTATGAACGTGAGTAAGGTTGACTTCGCTATTTTGGCCGAAGTTTAATATTGCCCCATCAGAGTCAAGGGAGATATCATTTCCAACAGTTAAATCACCAGAAAGATCAAGGGTCGCACCAGCAATCGTTCCTGTAAAGGTTGGACTAGCAGTTGTGACTGGGGTATCAAGTGTAGTGCCATCTCCAAGAGAATTATAAAGCTCTAGAAAATTGTCATTGATTTTGTCACCGGCGGCTCGCAGGGTGTCACCTGTTCCGTCATCTGCAACTGAACCTAATCCTATTGTTTGATTTGCCATTTTTGTTTCCTTCTAACCTTTATTTATACTATCGACATATCACGGGAAGAGTCCACAGTTATACTCACATCTGAGAAATTTGGAACTCCTGGCACAGTATATGATGAGTTATTCAAAATATCACTTCTTGTTGCATTTTCAAATAAAGCTTTATCTCCAGCATCAGAAGAGTCGCTATCTGTTCCATTAAAAATAATTATTCCAGTATTATCAGAGTGTCCAGTCTCAACCGATTCAAATAGTATCTGAAAACCAGATTCTGATTCGTCAATCAAAAAGAAACCAGCATTTGCACTATTAGTATCAGTCCCATCTAGAAGAATATGATCGGGTCCAGTATTATCTTCCAACGCAACACTCAATCCTTCTTCTGAATTAATATCAGAACTTATAGCAATACTATCAAATGAGTTGTTTGAAAAGTTTTGAAAGGGTATAACACCAGTTGTATCAGTATTGTCTTCTAATTCAATGCGAAGACTTTCTAATAATAATTTCTCATTTAGATTAGGACCAGTTGCATTCTCTAATAAAATATCATCCCCATGAGTTGTAGCAACTGTAGTTTCATCTTCTTGTTTAAAGGAGCCCTGTTCATTTTCTTCTAATAATATACCAACAGTATCTGATGATGCTGTGGTATTGTGTGCATCAGTTCCAATATCAATAACTCCAGTTCTTACAAAGTCTGACAGAGAGAATGTCGATAAAGATGAAATTGTTGGTCCTCCACCATCATCTTCCGAAAGAAGAATACCATCTTGTCTAATGTCAATTGGGAAGAATGTTGGAATAACACCAATATTTCTTTTACGGTGGGCTTCTTGAGCAACCTTACTTCTTATAGTTCCCAATTCTGTCTCTAATGCTTCTGCACCACCAAATGGTGTTGCAAAACCCACAAGACCAAGTGAAGCTTGGGATGGGGCCGCTGTTGGTTTTGTAGATAGTTTTAGTGATAGGGTTCTAATAACAGAAACATCCGTTGTTTCACCAACTCGCAAAGGACCGCTTCCCGATATTGATGAAGTTTCTGGAATTACAAATCCACCATCTTCACTAATAAGTGCATTATGATTAACACCATTTGGTTTATCAATACGTTCAAAAACCATTTTATTCTTAGGTGTATGTAAATCATCTTCTAGCTCTAATGAATCTCCAGCATCAGTTGCATCAGCATCAGTTCCATCTAGAAGAATATCTCCTCTAACATCACTCTCATTGAAATCAGTCGCATCAAGAATTAAATTATTTGTTGTTGTTCCTGCTGTAGCAGACTCTTGGATAATGTCTTCACCAGCATTTGAGGAACCAGAATCTGTTCCATCAAGAATCATAAACTCAGTTATTCCAGTGCTTAAAGAATCCTCTTGAACAAAAACATCGCCCAAACTACCGGGTGTCATTTTAAAAGCAGCAAGTGCCCTTTTAACTTGTATAGGTTGATCACCAACAAATGAACTAATAGTATAATTTTTGCTGTCAAGAACCATAGACCTCTCGACTTGCTGTGCAATCTTAACCTTACCAAAAACAGCAAATCCAGCTGGATGCACAGCTTTCTTTAGTTCATTAATAAATTCATTTATACCAGCGCCAGTATTAATTTCATATGAAAACTGTTGATAGAATAAAGAATCTTGTAACCTATTTAAATTTTCGCCTAATAACCCTTTAATATCGCCTGTTACAGATGCTTCTGTTCTTATGTTAGCTATGGTAGTTGAACTCTTTGAAATATCTGCCGATATGATAGTTCCTGTAAATCCACCAGTTGTTGTGATAGCAGTAGTTCCAGCAGAAAAATCTATTCCATCAACTTCATGAATAATACTGCTTCCAGCATTAGCAGAAGCGGATTGGTCGTCCGTAGAACTTGTTCCATCCAAAGCAATAACACCATCCTCTGGCTCTATTTCACCTAATAATATTCCACCAGCATTTGCACCAGCAGTATCAGTGCCATCTAAAATTAAAACCCCTTGAGGAAATATACTTGATGATTCATCTAAAAGTGTGCTGCCGGAATCAGTTCCGGTTGCATCAGTACCTTCTAGTAAAACATTTCCATTGTCAATCAAATCACCATCTAAAACTATTATATCACGCACACCAACCAAGTCATCAAATGTGCTTTTAGTTTTAGATATACTTTCAATAGATTCTACGCCGTCACCTTCTTGAATGAAGATATTTCCACTTGCCTCTTCAACAATATACCCACCAGCATTAGTTCTTCCTGTAGCATTAACAGTATCATCCGTACCATCTAAAATAAGTTTTTCTGTGACACTTTTTATAGTCTTTTCAAATCCAGAGCTTTCTAAAGCTAAGATATCAAAATCAGATGAAAATGTTACGAAAGAATTAACAGAACTAAAAAAATCATCATTACCAGATTCTAAAAGAATGTCATGTCCTTCTGTTACAGTTTCAATTTTAAATTCTATCCAATCTGAAAATGGTGATTTAATAAACTGATTAGTTAATGAAGTTATAACACTTGTAGTATTGACAGCATTACCATTAATATCAAATTTAGAATTGCCTGTTATAGTCTCTCCTACTTGAAAATCTGTTGTGCTAGTTAACACATATGTTACTGGAGAAGATATGTTGGAACCATCATCTGGTCTTCCAGAATCTAATATTACGCCAGTGGCGCCAGATGTTGTTCCAGTTATTTCCTCATTATCAACGAATGGACCGTTTAACTCAGATATTTCAAAAGAAAGCGAAATATTATTATTTAAATTAATTGGTGCATTTAGAATAATTGCTGTCGTAGAAGTTACCGTATTTACTGTCACTCCATTTAATTTAAAAGTAAATAATGTATCATCATCTAAAGTTAAAGCAGAATTTAATTTAATTACAGCAGTATTAGTATCTTGTGAAGTTATAGCTGTAACTGCAACATTATTACCAACACCTATTCCAGAAATAATATCGCCTACGTTTATTGTTCCAACTTTACCATCAATTATAAGAGTATTATTTTTAATTATGGCGCTGTTAAGAAATGCTGTTGATGAAGTTCCAGTAACTTTCATACCGGCAATTATAGTTCCAGCATTATTATCTATCCGAACACCTGTACTATTTAATGTAGCCCCATTAGTGATAGCACTTGCAGTTGATACATGCACAAAAGCTAAAACAAAAGAACCACCATTTTTTCCAAAACCTCTAGGAATTTGTCTAATAAATTTTTTATTAAAAGATTGTTCAGCTATTATTAATTTTCCACTACCACCCGGCGTGCCAATCTCTAGCTCTATGTTGATACCTTTGTTAATATTTGTAGGTTCTGCTAAGAGAACTCCGCCGCTATCATCCTCAAGAGCAAAAAACGCATCACCATCTAATGATGTAGCATTTAAAATTAAACTATCGTTATCAGTTTCATCAAGTAATTTTTCACCTATGTCTATCGTATTGTTATATGATACTAAAACAGGCCCAGTAATTTCAGCTGAACCATCCTCTAATCCTATAGGTAAAGCATCAGTTGTTTCTAATGTTGTTCTCACAACATCCTCAAAAGTAGTTTTGAGAACTTTTGTATCATTATCAAAAGACTTGACGATACCAGTGTGGGTTGTTAATGCTTGACCCGCTACAAATGTTCCACTAGTATTTTTCAGTATAAAATTTGCGTTAAAAGTTGTGTCTGGAGCTTCTAAATAATTAGCACCAGTATCTCCAATTTTTATTTTAGATGCTGCACCGATATCAGTTGTGGTAGCAATTAATTTCGGAGTACTAGGTGTAATATAACTTCCGTCAGTTCTTAATACTGTTGTTCCACTAGTAGATGCTACAGTGACTGTAGGAAGAAAATTGTATCCAGAACCAGAACTGTCTACAAATACTCTAGTGATTTCACCAGTGTCTACAACTGCATCTTCCAAAACCATTTGGTCAGAGCTAGTAGTATATGTGTCGGCAGCTACAGCAAATTCTTCTAAGATAATTGGATGCCCAAGATCAGTGGATGTTGAATTTCCTGTTTCTAATCTAACAACATGAGAATTACCTGTAGCTTCTCTGAAACTAACACGATCATTATCTCTCAAAGTTACTCTTTTACTAAGTTTGATATTTGTTTGAGAATTTACAATTGTTACAGTGGTGCCGACACCAAGTCCAGAACCATAAGCTTCCATACCAACGATAATTGTGCCAGCAACATTATCCAATGTAATACTTGCAATATTTTCAATCACTGCACTATTAATAAGTCCTGTTGCATCTAAAACAGTGCCCTCTTCTAGACCAAGTTCAAAAAACTCAAGATGTTGATTTGTTGCATCTTCATAAACCATATGGAAGCCAGCATTGGTAGAAGAACTATCAGTTCCATCCAATAACAAAGCACCATCAATTACAGATACAAATCCAGTTGGAGAAGATATATTTTCTTGTGTAGTTGTAAATACTAAAGGATCACCAACTCTATGACCTGTTCCTGCACTATCAACAACAACGCCATTAACACCTCCCGCTAAAATTTCTTCAACTTCAACTGTAGCAGCACCATTTCCCAAATCAAGGTCAATGACTAAATCGTCACCGATAGAATTTAAAATACCATCACTGGTTATACTAACAGAAGCAACAACTCCTAAAACAAGAAAAGTTTGAGAGACATTTCTTGTCAAAGAAATACCTTCTATAGTTTCTCCAGATGTAAAAGTGCCAGACACATAACCAAGTTCAAATTCTGTTAATGATACCTCTCCTTGTTGAATTTCAATTGCATTTGATACAATAGCTGTTGCACCAGATGTTAGTCCTGTTATTTTTTGACTTAGTAATTCACTTCCCACAGATTGATTGAGGGAAGAAGTTCTCATTCTTTCTGCTCTAGTAAAACTAGAATCAGATGCTCGCATCATAAATTTATTTGGATAGACTACTTCAGCATCTAAATCTAATAAAATACGAATAAAGAGTTCAAAACTTTCACTTGTTCCTTTAATCCTATAAAGCTCACGAATATTTTTTATTAATTTTCGTTTGTCAATACCATCGGCTAACTTGCTTGGTATTGAATTCATAAACGAATAACTTAACTGATCTAAAAAATCATGTATTGTTCTATCAGCATCAGCATAATCTAAAAGTTGCTGAATATTTTGAACTGGATTACCACGATATCTTGTTACTGTTCCTTCAGCGGTGGATGTTGAACCAACAAGAGTTTCCCCAGTAATAAACTGCTGCTGTGAAGTTATAAACAGTCGATTGTTTCTCTGGTCATCAATTAAGATTGTAGCAGTTGCATTAGAGGTGCTACCAGTAATTATTTCTCCAGCGGAAAATTTTCCAACAGATTCTTCATAGACTATTTGATCTTTATTTTCATCTAAAATAAATTGAGCATCAAAAGTTTCTTGAAGAACATTATCAACTTGAGCCTCTACAATTAATTCAGCAGCTTCCAGATATTCATAATAGTATTTAATAAAGCGAGAAAACTGTGGATTTTCTTCTCTAACATAATCAGGCAATTGACCATCAATTAATGGAGAAATTTTTGCAGTTAAAGTAGATGTCGGTGGATTATCAAATGGTGCCATTTTAGTATCCAGATGTTGTTGTCGTATAAGATGATGTTGCTAAATCAGATATTGAGACAGAATTAGCATCACCAACTGATAAAGTATCAATGGTAACATTAACAATAGTGTTTATTAAATCTACTTCTAATATTTGATTTCTAACTGGTATAATATCTGAAGAATCTGGAATAGCTGTAAATCTAATTTGAGTTGAAGAAGCATTATCAACATCTGATACTGAAATTATATTAGTAGAGTTTAATGTTATTACCCCATTTGCATAATCGGCAACTCCAGCAGCAACATCTACATAAGTTTTAACTCCAGCAGATATGTAATATCTTCTTATATTTCCATTACCATCATCATCAAAAAACATTTCATTTATAGTATCATCATTAACTTTAAATCCAGTAGAAGCAATAATTCCTCCGGCCGCAGCATTATGGTTAGGGTGAGGAAAATAAAATTTATTATTAAAGTTTGTGACATATCCTGTTGATTCTGTAAGCGTAGGGGTAAAGAATTTTCCCATAACAACTTTGGTAATATTACTGATAATTGCTGCATTAGAATCATCAACCAACCTAGTTACTTGAGAGTGCCTAAAAGCACTATTAAATGCTTTTAAATTACTATTATTATAACTTGAAAGAGAATTTGTAATAATACTTTCTAGGGAATCTGATGTTTCTGTGGTAAGATTAGAATTAAATCTTGCAGCCACATTTAGTATAAGAAATACTGTGTCTGGGTCAACGATAACTGGTGAGATTGAAGCAACAGTAAATGGTGCAAGGTCTGTAACTAATCGTGCCTTTTCAGTAGTAGTTAGATTATTACCTGTTGTTGATTTAACTGATATAAAAACTTTTCCAAATTCTTGTACAGAACTGACGCCCAATACAGGATCAAAAGAACCACTCTCACCACCAAAAATAGATACTGCTTGTGTATTTGGATAAAATCTTTTTACAAATGTTTTATAATCTTCAGCTGTAACACATCTTCCTTGTGATGCAAAATCTAATGGAGCATTATATTTTATTGATTCAAGAGTTTCTGGAAAAGCACCTCCACTTGCAGGCTCAACCGTAGAAACTTGAATATCTATTACCGTATCAATAGCAGCTGCATTTATAAATGTGGTTGCCCTATTTGCAGCTGTTCTATTAGTCACTACATAAGTTAATACTACAATGTTGCCATCTGTAAGTGATTTTCCTAAAACACCATCACCAAAATAAACTTCATGTATTCCATTTTCAACTTCTTGTAGAAAATAATTTGCACTTGTTGAATTGATTTGTGAAATATCTGTTGTTTTTGCATATGTTTCGGTAGTTGTATCTGTTGCAGAAGTTTGGACTGCAACTGTTAACGTAGTTGTATCTGCTCTATTATTGGTCAAAATAAATCTTTGGTCAACATCGGCTGAATTAACAGCATATTGTGATGTGATAAATGTTCCTTCGTATATGGGAACACCTAAAAATTGAATATTGCTTCCTGTATTTGCAGCAGTAAATTCAGTTACAGTAACAAAGTTGTAATTAATATCCTCGATTGAAGTTGTAAATACTGTGTTAGCGGGAATTGATGCTGTAGCTTTAACAGAATCAAACAGAGTAACATCAATAATAGCTTTTGGCGCTCTTGCTGATGCAGACTCATAACCTAAAGTTTTTGCATGAGACACCACACTTGAACGAAGAGAGGAACTATCAAGGAACATCTCATTCGCAAGCATGTTCATATTAAACCCAAGGTAATGAGTGTTATATGCTAACACATCCAAAAGAACATTTATACCAGAACCTTCAAAATTATAATCTGTAAACTCACTTTGAGCTTCAAGAAAAGTTTTTAGATTGTTTTTAACATCATCAAAATCAAATTCTGAAACAATTAATCTTTTATCATTTGTTGCCATTATCGTAATCTCTCTAGAAATAAATCTACCTCTACAAGTTCTGTGGGGGCGTTAATAATAAAAAATGTAATTGTCAATTCATAAACATTTTGGTCTAAATCTGGTCTTGCGTTAACACTCATTAATCTGACTCTTGGTTCAAAATTTTCTATAATATCCTCAACTCTTTTTGTCAACATTATAGCTACAAATGGAGTCATATTTTCAAATAACATATCTCTCACGCCAGAACCAATTTCTGGATGAAAGGGTTTTTCATATACATTAGTTAGTACTAAATTTCTAACAGCACGTTTTATATTCGCAACGTCTGTTAATATATTTATATCACCACTAACAGGTTTCCTATTAAAGAAAAGATCAAGGTCACGATACTGCCGCACATTGCGTGATATATCGTTCTGTCCTTGTGCGTCTGTAAATCCTGACATGAGTACTCCTTCATTTATTTATAAGAACAAAATAAATATTATTATTTACAATGATCGTAGGTTTCAAATACTGTAAGTAATAGTCTTGGCGTTTCAATTTCAGATATATCATGAGGAATAGAAATATTTAATCTACACCATTCCTTTTCTGGAATTAAAACTTCATTTAATATTTCCATCCCCTCTTTACGATCATCGCCCCAAAAAGGTGCCGGATGAACGTGATGACCAGCATGATCTATCCCATCTTTTTCTTCTTTAATAGGTAACACATCAGGCAATTTCCAATGACGTGTATTTACATTAGAACCACCAGAAAATAATACATAATTAAAGATAAAAGGTCGCTGATTTATAACATGCATATGATCAACATGAATAGGTAGTTGTTCTTTAATAAGTTGATATCTTACTTGAATAGAATGTGGAAAATATGGTCTTAAAAAATTATATATTTTATTTGGTGGATCATAAGATTTGTAGTCTAATAATTTAGCAGCATATGCAATTTTAAAATTTTCTATTTCTTCAATATCATATATTAATAAATCTTCTGGAATTTTCGGAAGATATTTTACAAAATCTAAATATTCAAAACTATCAGTATTTGATAACTTTACATCTTCAAATTGTTTTAATTGTGTTTCCCAATAATATTTTTCTGCACTCTCACCACTATTCATAACGAAACTCCTCTATGATCGGTCTATATTCATGATCCTGACTATGAGCAATCTGAACCTCTGCTATTACCGCATCAATCTCTTCATGCCAATAGTTTAAAAATTTATGCACTCTTGGATACTCTGGAACTATATCCTTTGTCTGCCAAGTAAATTGTTGCAGGACATTGTTATAATCTGGCATCCAATACAATATGTTTAGTGTGACTAATTTTTTTATTATCATACTGGCACCGTAAAAGATGTCTCAGCAATTTCAAATGCTTCCTCTACAGCCACTAGAATACCTTCTGCGCTATTTCCACCAGTACCACGCACCGATCCGCCTAAAAATCCGTCAAAGCCTGCTTGAATTCCTGAAAGGTTGTCGGGTGCCCTAATTGTTTTAGTAGTTGTTTCCCCTTCACTTTTAGTAATAATTCTTGTTACTGAACCACCTTTAATAAAATCTATACGTTTTTTAATTTTCCTATCAAGCTTTTTAATATCTCTCATAACCATCCTGTTGAAATTATGATAAACAGTTATAAATCCTTTTATATTACTTGACTTTTCTGATACCGCACCCGAGTCAAATGGCAGTTCCTCTGTTTTATTTTCATTAAAAACAACTTTTCGTTTTCCTCCAGCAATTAAATTATGAGGAAAGGGTTTTCGATATTTTTTAAGAAGCTGCATTAATTTTTGATGCTCGAAAGTATATTTATTCTTAAATTCACTGAGTTCATCTTGAATAACTTTCAATTTTGTTATTTCTACTGCCGCATCACCAACAAGTTCAATAACAGGAGTTTTGGGAGGTAAAGATTTGTTAGTTGCTACAGCATCTTTTATTTTTGCGACTTGCGGTGAAGATGCAACTTTTGCCTTTATTGCATCAGCTTCAGCAACAGCATCTGCTTTGTCATATTCCTCTTTTACTTTATCACTAATTTCGCCACTTTCAGATGCAACAGCAACTTGAATAGCTTTAGTATTCTCTTTAAATTTTTCTGCGGTAACACTGGCATCCAAAGTTAATGGGGCATTTACAGATGATATCTCAGCAGCTGGAGTCAAAAGTGAAGACGCTGCTTCTTCTTCAATAAAATCATCTTCATCTAAACGCTCTGGGTCTGTATCTGGCATACCAACATCATCTGGTTTTAAAGCTGGTAAACCGTTTGGTCCAATCACAAAATTAGGAATTTCACCACCGGCCAAAATACTATCCAAAGAAAATCCACCGCCAGATAACGCACCTCCAAATTGAGATGCAATGTTTGCTAGTGCAGAAGCTGAACCAGTTTCAATTAAATTTGTTACTTCTGATATGAAACTAATATCTGGAGTTGATGGTAGTTCTGGAATTAATGACTTCATGTCCGCATCTAAAACACTCAATGAACTTCCCACTTCACTTTTTACATCATCAATTTCGGCCTCTAGTTTACCTTTAAGAGATGCCTTAATGCTATCAAATTGACTTACAAGTTTATTAAATTCTTCACTTGCTCCTAATAGGTTTGGTGTAGTAAAATCAACCATTTGTTTTTCCTACGGACCAGCAAACGTATTTGCTGAACCTGTTGCAACACTTGTACATCCTGATATTGCATCTCCTATTCTACCACAACCCTTTCCGTTTATGAATACCGTTGTCGATCCTGTAGCTATAGGTGCAGCATGAGTTGGACACGGGACGGCGGTTGGAATCAAATGTGGTGTATTGTTATCACCCTGTCTTGATATACCTGTACCATTTACAATTACGTCAGGACTTAACGCAGACCTTAGTGGTGTAGAACAATGTGTTACATCTGCATCAACTGAGTTGCCTCTACATATTGCTGGCACGTTCTTTCTCCATTAGTTCTTGCAATCGTCCATTCCACACTGACATTGCTTCGTGTTGTTCATCTGTATGATTGCCGTCTTCCCCAGCTGGTTCTGGGTTATCAGGTAAAAACTTAATCACATGATCAAAAGTTTCTGGTATATCTTCATACTTATCATAGGTAACCAATTCACCATTTATTAAAAATTGAAATTCAGCCATGTCTTATCCTATGGGTTCAAGTTAATATTCGGACCACCAGTAATTGTAATGTCACCACCAGAAGTATGTGTCCAAGTACTACCAGTAGTAGATGCTCTAGTTGTACCAACGGTTTCAGTGTATGTGGTTCCAGATTTTACTAATGTTTTTAATGATGATTGTATATTGATATTAGTACCAGCACCAATCGCAACAATTCCTGTTGTTGTTTTCAATGACATATTATTCTTAGCATTTATTATTACGTCACCAGCCGTAGATGACTCTGTAATGTCATTTGTAACAAGCAAACCAAACTCACCACCAACTGCTCTCTTCTCATTACCACCGATTGCAACATCATAATCTCTTGCGCCATCTTTTGCACTACCGATACTGTATTTAACAGCCTGTCTAATATCAAAAGCATGACTTCCTAAAACTTCTTCCTCACGATTACCACCGCCTGCTTTCTCTCCCCTCACACCAACTCGTATTCTTTGGTTCTTATGAATCTTGGTATACGAATCACCTTCAATCTCTAAAACATAATCACCTTTGATAAGTTCATTCTTATTACCATTAACAGTTAGATTGAGGTCGCCTTCTATAAGTATGCTTTTATCTTTAATAACAATTTCATAACTCTCACCGACAACCTTTACAACCTTGTCTCCTGTAGGATGTATCTCTGTAAATGTTCCAGATATGTGTTGCTGCAATAATCTAGCACCGCCTGGAGTGTCATCTATTTCATGAATATGCCCGTGTTCACTTTCATGCACATGATTATATGGATAGAAGGATGGGGCATTTGATTTTGCGGGTGGCTCATCCCATGTTTTTCTTATGTCCTCCGTAACGCCCGGTTGAACATTTCTTGCAAAAAATGGTTTTGTTGAAATAGGAACTGCTAGTTGTTGCATTCCTCGTCTTTTAAGAAGAGAAGGATGTTGCTCACCAATTGAACCACGAATTAATCTGTTTGTGTCTGGTTCATTTAAAGTTTTTGGGTATACACCATTTGGATCAAAAAACCCCCTCGTCGTATCACCTTCTTCTACAGGCATACCGGGAATTGAACCTAATATCATTGGTTGTTGCATATTAGAAGAATCTAAAAAGAAACCAATAACATGTGTTCCCTCAACTAGAAAGGGTGGTGTATTTCCCATTCCAGCCATAGAGGGAGTGTCCGTTGGAGCCATGACTTGTGCCCACGGTAAGTCTTCTATTGGAAGAGCATCTACATCATCTGTATGTAAACCAATACATCTAACACGGACTCTTCCGGCTTTTTGAGGATCATGTCTATCTTCAACAACCCCAGCAAACCAGAAAAAACCATCCATGCCCATAAAATCTTGTGTCATTATTAATCCTCACATATATGTGTAATTATTTATAAGGATTAATGTAGGTCAGGGTCACGTCCCAATCTAGCTGGCAGGTTATATTTTTCTATTCTTACTACTTTGCCCTGCTCATTTAAAATCTCCATCACTGTGATCGCATCATTGTAAGACAAACCTTCTTCCAAGATTTGCTCTTCTATTACTCGATATTTAATCATGGTTTTATATTTAGGTAATAACTTCATCCAGCGTGATAAAATCTGTCTTACCCCTAGTAGATTCAACCTCTAGGTAAAGAGAATTAATGTTCTTTTCTTTTACCTTTCGATAATCCTTACCCTTCTTAGACCAATAGCAGAAATTCTCATTTATAAATTTTACATCTTCATACTTGTCAGAAGAGATTCCGACTACCTTAGACGTAAACATCTCATTACAATAGTCTTTAAACTTTACAGTTTCACCAATCATAACACATTCCTTTACTAAATGTTAACACTGCCATATTTTGAATACTGACCGTTTATTTGTATGCTTCTTCTTTTAACCCGAGCAAAAGGTGATATCATTGACATCATATGCTGAACGGGTGGTAAATTAGTTCCCATCACTAACTTATTGCCGTGGGGTGTAATTGCTGCCCATTCATCTTTTTTAAAAGTTGAAGGCCTCCAAAGAAACAATCCACCCCACTCAGCGTGCCACTCTCTCATTAAATATAATGTTGCAAACCATGGACGTGTCTCAATTGAGGTTTTGTCAAATTTTCCAGTTCCTAGATGCGAGTGAGGATTTAATTGTGAATAAGGATAATTATAGAAATAATTAGCAATAAATCCCCCAGACCTCTTTGGAATAACATCTGCTAATATTTCAGTTAATAAATCCTTTACTTCTGAAGATACTTGAGTTGAAACACAATGTCCCGCCCCAAACCCACTCATTGTTTTTTCATAATGCATCTCATCAACTTCTTGAAAAGTATGAAGAAGCCAAGCTTGCGTCTTCTCATAATCATCAAACTCTTGTTCTATTTGAAGCCAATTACGTTCTGTCATAACATTATCAAATATTGTCACACAATTATTATCATGCATAATTTTATTTTCAGTATCAACCATACTTAAACTCCGTCTCTGCTGCAAGGTCCAACTGATGCATGATATCCTCAGTGAAATACTTTTCGGGATCATTCAGAATTGTCTTACCAAACTGCTTACTTCCATCTGGCAATTCAAACCGTGTACTCACCTTCTTAAAGATTTCATACTTCTCTGCTAACTCTAACAGGCCATAGTACTTGTCAAGACCCTTATCATAAGTTAGCTTAACATCAACCATCTTATTCTCTTTGGTTAATCGACTCTTATGATTCTTACAGTGAATGATATTACCAACTACCTCAGTACCGTCTTTCTCTTTCCTCTTGCTGAGATAGATGATACTACTCGCAGCATACTTTAGACCGCTTCCGCCGCCCATCTCCTTTTGTGGAAACATACTTCCAACCACATCGTATGTATGGTTCGTAACCACCATCGGCACTTTCGCCCGACCAAGCTTCAATGTCAGAACTCGAAACGCCGCTTTGAGAACCTGTGCCCGTGTCATGTCTCTTGTCTCTTTACCTTCAGCAGTATCCTCAACTTCCTTGGTGGTAGATAACATACCAAGTGAGTCGAGACACATGAACATAGGCTGTCGCTCAGACTCCGCTGTCTCCAAGTACTTGTCAAGCACCTTGAGAGATTGTGTGCGAAACTCCTGCACAGTAGTAACCTGTGCTAATACCATACGCTTCGGATCAATCCCCCTGTCAACCACCATCTGCTTTGTAATCGCACTTTCACTCTCAAAGAATATGACACCCGCATTTGGATCACTGTCGAGAAAACTCTTAATCATACCCATAAGAAAATATGTCTTACCTGTCGCACTCTCTCCCGCAATCGCAGTAATCTTGTTCGATGGTAATCCCCCATTAATAGAACCACTCAACAATGCATTGAAGATATAACTCCCCGTATCAATAAATGAAATCGTATCATCTACATTGTCAACTACCTCTGCATATTCATTACCAATTGCTTTAGTAATTTCTTTTAAAAATTCACTCATATATTAGTCTCCTTTCATATTACATAGCCATGTATTCTTTTAATATCTCTTTCAACATTGAACTTTCCACCGGGACGAACTCGGCGTGGAAGGTGTATATAAACGCTTTCCATTGATCAGACTCACCCAAATAGGATGTTTATTGTTTCTGAGTAAGCGAAAATTATTTCTTGTCACAAGTTTTACAAGTTCAGAATGTCTACACATAACTTATCAGTCCTTTCAATTTATAGCATCGTAGAGAAACCATGCATAAACAGACATGGTAACAACATATAATAAACCCACATATAAAGCCCACTTCAATAATGTAAACATATTCTTTCTCCGTTATCATTCTATTAGTATAGTACATAGAAAAAGGTTTGTCAAGTAAAAAATACACAGGAAAAAAAATAACTGAGAGTGTCACAGAGTACATTCAGATAAAGGGGGGGTAGTATAGAGGACAGGGAACCTAGTGCAGTTATAGCTTGCACATTGATATTTAAAAACAATGCACCCCCTTGCATTTAAAAAAAGAGAGAGTGTCGGTCCACCTAGCTATTCAGCAATATACGCAAGACCATTCGTGACACCCTCTGAGTTTCTACGACAACCTCTCTCTAATACACCACTACACCATTGATCGCTCTAAACTCAAACCTACTCACAGCATCCTCGTATGGGGCCTCAAAGACCTCACAGTCAGTGAATGTATCTTTCCTGACCTCTATCTCATATATGTAACTTCCCTTAGCCCACAGATAGACTGGAACGCCATCAGTGGTATATCCCTTAGCAGCGAGAGTAGTCATATTCATCAAACCTTTCGTGGGAGAGACTAGCAGTGTCATATGACCTAACAGGCGGTTCCTGTTCCAGAAGTCTCTCTCCATTGTTCTTATTATCGCATATACTGGGAGGATTGTCAAGAAGAATCTTTGCTTATTTCAAAGTTATTTCGATGATCGCACAGATAATACCAACAGTTGTTCCACCAAGTGCTACATAAAGATAATTCATAATCACTAACCTCTAATGTTTACTCTCTCAACATACTCATTATGCACCATTGTCAAGGGTTTGTCAAG